ATTGCTTTTATAATTATGGAAGATAGAAGAAAAAATAATGGTGGTCATAAATCTGCAGGACGTAAACCTAAAGTAGAAGAACAAAAAGTAAATACATTATTTGTAAATGCTTTGAAACAATTATACAATACAGAAGTAGACGACGAAGCTAAAATTACTTTTGTTAAAGATACTTTGTTAAGTTCGCAACGTGGACAGTTATTTGTAGCCGAACATATATTTGGCAAACCAAAAGAAACAATCGAAACAACGCATAACATTAACGACTTCGATATAAAAGATATATTCAAAATTGATAAGTCTAAATAACAAATATAATTTATTAGGTTCTGATAGTAGATACTTTGTAATTACAGGTGGAAGGGGAAGCGGCAAATCCTATTCCCTTAACTCCTTTTTATTATTGCTTACTTACGAAGTAGGACACGTTATATTGTTTACACGTTATACTTTAACTTCTGCTAACGTTTCTATTATACCTGAATTTATAGACAAGATAGAATCAGCTGATTTAAGCAATGATTTTTATATTACTAAAGACGAAATCATTAATTTAAAAACAGGATCTAAAATACTCTTTAAAGGTATTAAAACAAGCAGCGGAACTCAAACTGCAAACTTGAAATCATTAGCCGGTGTTACAACTTGGGTATTAGATGAAGCAGAAGAACTAACAGACGAAGAAACATTTGAAAAGATAGACTTTAGTATAAGAACAAAAGGAATACAAAACAGAGTTATATTGGTTTTGAATCCTGCAACAAAAGAACACTTTATATACAAGAAATTCTTTGAAGATAAAGGAATACAATCAGGAAGCAATTTAATAAACGGAGACACTACATATATCCATACAACGTATTTAGATAATATAGAAAACCTTTCTGAATCTTTTATTAACCAAATAGAAAACATTAAGAATAGAAGACCCGAAAAGTATAAGCATCAAATATTAGGTGGTTGGTTGGATAAAGCAGAAGGAGTTATATTTACAAATTGGGTAATAGGTGAATACAAACAAATAGGTAAATCTGTTTTTGGACAAGATTATGGATTTGCTGCGGATGCGTCAACTTTAGTTGAGTGCAATATAGATACAGCAAACAAAAGAATATACATAAATGAAAGATTTTATTTACACGGACTAACTACTTCACAAATATATCATTTAAATAGACAACACGCTAACGATGCTTTAATAGTTGCTGATAGCGCAGAGCCAAGATTAATAAGTGAGTTAGCTACATTAGGTTTAAACATAGTTCCTGCCATTAAAGGACAAGGCAGCGTTACATACGGAATAAGTTTACTACAAGACTACGATTTAATAGTATCACCTGAATCAATTAACTTGATTAAAGAATTAAATAACTATTGTTGGTTGGAAAAAAAGTCAAAAACACCACAAGATGCGCACAACCATATTATTGACCCATTGCGTTATGCAGTAAGCTACCAATTAGAAAACCCACACAAAGGAAACTACTATATTTATTAATGACATACGGGGAAATCATAGCAACAATAGAATGTTACATTTATTTGGTAACGAATAACAATGTACAAATAGCTATGCCAAGAAACGTAGGTGAAATAAAGAAAATGAAAGCTATGTACGAAGTAGCTAAACAGAATGTTGCTTATATGCTGCAGGTTTAAATGTTAAAGTTTTGTTAAAGTTTTAAAATAATTTTGTATTGTTAATATCTGTTGTATATTTGCGTATCAATATTTAACAAATAGAAATTATGAGAACAGTATCAGGAGTTTTATCAGCATCAATAGCAATGGCAAGTAACGATTATTTAGTTCAAATAGCTTTTGCATTATTAACCTTTTATTTAATTTACCGTGAACTTAAAAGCGATAAAGAATTGTCTGAATAACGGAATAACTATTTATCCAATAGTGATAGACGATGTTTATTTTGTAGGCAAACGAAAAATCAATTACGTTAAAATAGAAATAAACGTAAATGGTGCAAAGAAATTAGGAAACGATAAATACAAACAAGACGAAACTTTAACGAATAAAGTATTTGAATTGTATGAAGTATTAAATTTAAAATTAGTTTAGAGTTAGTTTAAAGTTGGTTAAAAATTGGTAGTCAGAAATGGCTACCTTTTTTGTTTTATACAATTCCTACTTTAATTAATTTTTAAAATAAAATATGAAAGTAGATATTAATGTACCTGAATCATTAAACGAAATTACTTTATATCAATACCAAAAGTTTGAGAAGTTAATACAAAACAATGAAGCAAGTCATTTTGTAAATCAAAAGACTATTGAAATATTTTGTGATATTGAACTTAAGGATGTAGCAAGAATAAAAGTAGCTGATACTGATTCTTTGCTTGTGCATTTAAATACATTACTACAAACAAAACCTAAACTAACAAGAACATTTAAACTTGGTATTTACGAGTTTGGTTTTATTCCTAAAATAGAAGATATTACTTCAGGTGAATTTATAGATTTAGAAACTTACTTGGGTGATACTGAAACGCTGCATAAAGCTATGGCAGTTCTTTTTAGACCAATTAAAAATAAAGTTAAGGATTTATATATCATAGAAGATTACGAAGCCGCAGACAAGTATTCAGAGGTTTTAAAATATATGCCTTTAGATATTGCACTTGGTTCTATGCTTTTTTTTTGGACTTTGCTCAACGATTGCGGGATCGCTTTGAGTCATTATATACAGAACGAATTGGAACAGTCGGAAGCAGCGAAGCAAGTTTTGGAAAAAAATGGGGTTGGTATCAATCAATTTACGCAGCAGCTCAAGGGGATATTCTCAGATTCAATTCAGTTACCAAATTACCCATCACAACTTTAATGACTTGGTTAATGTTTGAAAAGGAAAAAACAGAAATAGAAATTAAAAACATAAGAAAAAATGGTGTATAGAATTATTAGAGAAATCAAAGAAGCATTATTAGAAGAACCTTTTGTAAACACGGTTACAGAAGGTGATATATTTGCAGTTGATTTAAACAAACAAACAATGTTTCCTTTGAGTCACATTATTATTAATCAAGCAACGCATCAAGGCAACGTGTTATCTTTTAATATTACAATGTTGTTAATGGATGTTATTGACCAAAAAGAAGAAGTAGATAATAAGGTTGATATTTGGAATACTCAAATGTTAGTAGGCACACGAGTATTAAATAGATTGAATCGCGGTGATTTGCGTAGTGACTTTTGGGAGTTAACCGGTAACCCTACGTTTGAACCTTTTACCGAACGATTTGAAAACGATTTAGCGGGTTGGGCAATTACGTTTGATGTATTAGTTAGAAACGATATTACTATTTGCTAAATGCAAAATAAAGAACAAACAAGAAAGTATCTAAACGACTTTGCTAAATATGTTATTCAGCAGAGTAGAAGTAATTTATCTAAAAGCGGAAAAATTTACGAAAAGAAATTATATAATTCGCTTGATGCTGAAATAGAAGTTGGCGCTAATAGTTTTCGTTTAACTTTCTTAATGGAAGATTACGGTGCGTTTGTTGACAAAGGTGTTAGAGGTAAAGACCCAAGTAAGGTATCTCCTAATGCAAAAATAAAAGGACAACAGGCTCCGCAATCAGAATATAGATTTGGTAGTGGTAACTTCAGCGGTAAATGGGGTGACTTTACAAACAAATTAGAAAAGTGGGTTAAGTCAAAGAATTTAAGATTAAGAGATTCAAAAGGTAGGTTTAGTCAAGGAAATGTTAAAACTATTGCTCAAATAGTTGCACGTAATATTTATGCTCGTGGTATTAAGCCAAGTTTATTTTTTACCAAACCATTTGAAAAAGCATTTGAACGTTTACCCGATGAATTAGTTGAAGCCTATGGTTTAGATATAGAACAATTTTTAAAATATACAATTACAAAATAATGAAGAAAATATTTATCAGAAGCCCTTACTTTATCGAAGTAGACGAAGCAGGACAATTAACAGGAAAACTTGAAATATTTATTTGGAACAAAGGAACTACAGAACCTACAACTCCAAATTATACTTTGACTAAAAATGTACCAAGTGCAAACCAAAACAAATTAGCTTGGAATGTAGCAAACTATGCAAGTGAATTTATCAAACCTATTTCACCTGTAGTTGTTAGTGTACCTACTGAAGAAAATGTAAATACTTGGTGTTTTATGCGAGTAGTTTCTTATTCAGACGATGTAGAAGTTGTAGACGAAACATTTATTTGTTTAAACGGATATACTAATTATTCAATAGGTTATAATCAATATAACGATTATTTTGTAAAACCTTTAGTTAACCCTTCTATTACTTTTCAAAAATGGGCTTCGGTTGTACCTTATGTAAATGTGTTTTATGAAGCGGGAACTTATGATATAATAGGTTATGGTACTTTAACAGTTGCTAATGATACTATGTATAAAATACCTTTAACTGCAAATGTTAATGGAGATGATTACTTTGAGTTTTATTCCGAAATAATTTGTGAGCCTAAATATACACCTGTTATTTGTACGTTTGTAAATCGTTTTGGTGGTTGGCAATTCTTAACGTTTTTTAAAGCGTCTACGGAAGCAATAGAAACAGAATTTAAAGAATTTAATATGTTACCTTCAAGTATAGATTATAATGTCTTACAAGGGCAAAGAAAGCGTTTTAATCATCAAGGTAAACAATCAATCAAATGTAATACCGGTTGGGTTGAAGAAAACTACTTTGAGTTGATTCAAGATTTGCTTTTAAGTGAAACTGTTTTATTAGGTGGTAAACCTGCAGTAGTAAAAAGCAAGACAAGCGAAAAGAAAACAAGTTTAAACAATAAGGTTATCAATTACGAAATAGAATTTGAATACAACTTCGGACTAATTAACGATGTAATATAAAATGGAAGTAGCTTTATTTATTAAAACTCCTAAATATCAGAACACAAATGAACTAACATATAATAACTTTTACAAAAGAGTTAAAACTGATGGTGGTACATTTGAAGCAGGTAGTTGTTTAAGAAGTACAATAGAATCTTTAGGCAGTAGCTTTGACACTTTAGCTACATATAGTCGTATTGAATTATTTGAAGATGAAAAGATTTCTGTTACTTCGTCGATTCAAAACATAAACGATATTTCAAAAATATTTACTGACTACTCGCAAAGTTTTACTATTCCTGCAAGTGCAAACAATAACGAAATATTTAAACATTGGTACGAAAATAGTTTAGACGATGCTTTTGACCAACGTTTAAGATACGATGGTTACATTGAAGTAGATACACAAACTTTTCGTATCGGTAGATGGCAATTAGAATCAGCAACTATAAAGAACAATCGTGTAGAAGATTATAAAATAACTTTCTATGGTGACTTGAAATCTTTAATGGATAAATTCGGTGAAGATAAACTAAACGATGTACGAGAAATAAACGATTCTACTTTTGAATATAACGGAACTAACGTTAGAAATTTAGTTCAATCTACTACTGCACAAAATGTAATGTTTCCTTTAATTACTTCAGATAGAGTTTGGCAATATAACGGTGGCGGTGCAAATGATATTTCAACAAGTGGTGGTGCTATAAACTTTAACGAACTTTTTCCTGCTTTAAAAGTAACAAGAATATTTGAAGCTATTGCTACTAAATATAATTTAAACTTTAGCGGTACATTTTTAAATCAAGAAAAATTTACAAAGGCTTATTTGTGGTTGAAAGGAAATGATTCAAGAAGGTTTGTATCTACATCACAAAGAAAGCAACTTCTTTTTACAGATAATAATACTTCTTTACCACGAATTTTTAACATTCAGGATAATATTTATAATTTATTAAATAGTAACAACACACATTTAGGCTCTAATGTTTATTCAAGTGAGCCAAAATTTACAGTTATAATAAACTTTCCTGCTTCAGTAAATCATAGAATATTTATTTATAAAAATGATTCTTTGTTTACTACTTTAGAATTTACATCAGCATCTACAACAGTTACAATACCGAATACATATAGAAATGGTGCTTATAAAATTTTTGTAGAATCTTTTACACCAACAACGTACACGTATAGTTATTCGTTTACGTACAGAAGATTAAATCTTTCTACAGGAAATTTAATTTTCCCAAATATTGCTTTAGGGTCAAGTAGTGGTTCTTTAAATTCAAATATTAATTTATTGAATTATTTGCCTGATATGAAAGTGTCAGACTTTTTTAGTGGTATGTTAAGAATGTTTAATCTTACTGCATATAGTACCGACGGAGTTAATTTCACATTAGAGCAGTTAGAAAATTGGTATTATCTTGGTGGGATAAAAGATTTAAGCCAATATTGCACAACTGATTTAAACTTTGAAAGAATTAAACCATATAGAAAAATAAATTTTGAATACGAAAAAAGTGAGAATGTTTTAAGTAGAGAATTCTTTGCAAACAATAACAGAGAGTATGGTAATTTAAGTTCTACTTTCAATACTGATGGCGCAGATTATTCAATTAAGTTACCTTTTGAGAATTTATTGTTTAGCAAATTTACAGGAACTGATTTGCAAGTTGGTTATGCTTTAAAATCCGATTTAACTCCTTACGCACCAAAACCAATTATTTTATATTTAACGGAAAACAAAGCAGGAACTTTATATTTTAATAACGGTGCAACGACTACGAATATAAATCAATTTATGAACTTTGGGCAAGATTGTATCGACACTGCCGATTTAACAAATAACACTTTGAATTGGGGTATTGAAATTAGTTCTTACTTTTTAACTCCTATTAACAATTCATTATTTAATAACTACTATTTAGCTTACTTGAATAACTTGTATAGTTTAAAATCAAGAATGGTAAAAGTTAAAATGCGTTTGCCTTATTTAGAATTGTTAAATTTAAAATTAAACGACAGAGTTGTAATTCGTGATAAAAGATATATTATAAATCAATTCACTACTGACTTAACAACCTTTGAAAGTGATTTTGAATTAATACAAGATTTTAGAAGTATAAACTTTGACAATGGTACTTCAAGACGAGTAAGTAATCAAGCAGTTATATTTGATGTTTTTTTAACTTCAAAAGACTTATTGACTTGGACTATTATAGACGATGTTGATAGTATGTTAACCGGTATTTCTTTTAACGAGCTTAGTCTTAAAATTGATGTTAAACAAAACACAAGTGGTGTGCAAAGAACTGCAGCTATATTAAGTAATAAAAATGATTTAATTACAATAACACAAGATGCTTAAACTAATATTAGAAATGCTACCCTTATTAAAAGGACAAGATAGCGAAGCGATTGCAATAGCAAAAGGAAAATACAAGATGCCCGAAAACTTTAAAGAATTAAAACAAACAATAAAATGGCAATTAAGAAAACAATAGAAATTGATGTAAATGCATCGGACGCTGAAAAAGACGTAAAAAAATTAACGGGCCAATTTGAAGATTTAGGCAAAGCTGCTTCCAAGTCTATTAACAACATTGAGAAAGCTACAGAAGATACTGAAAAATCTACCAAGTCATTAGCAGATGGTTTTAAAGGGGTAGGTTTAGCTATTAAAGCTATGGGTATTGGTTTAATCATTAGTGCATTAAGTACTTTACAAGAAGTATTTATGGGCAATCAAAAGGTTGCTGATACTTTTTCTGCAGTTATGGGTACTGTTGCAAATGTATTTAGTCAGGTTACAAATGTTGTAGTTTCAGTTATTGAAAAGGTAGGTGGTGCTACAAATGGTTTTGAAGGTTTAAAAAAGACAATAGGCGGTTTATTAACTTTAGGTTTAACACCTTTAAAATTAGCATTTTACGGAATTAAATTAACCATTGATGAAGTTCGTTTAGCTTGGGAAGAATCTTTATTTGGTGATAAAGACCCGAAAACAATTAAGAAACTTACTGAACGAATAAACGAAACTAAAGGTAGTTTAAAAGAAGTAGGAACTGATGCGATCAAAGCGGGTAAACAAGTTGCTAATAATATTGGTAAAGCAGTTGGTGAAGTAGGTGCGGTTATTGAAGGTAGCGTTGAAGGTATTTCTAAAATATCAGTTGCGGGTGCTTATGCACAAGCTAAAGCAAATGTGCAATTACAAAACACTGCAAAATTAGCTGAAGCAAATCAAGCACGTTTAGTTGAACAATACGATAGACAAGCTGAAAAGTTACGCCAAGTTCGTGACGAAGAACGTAACAGTGTTGAAGATAGAATCAAGGCAAACAACGATTTAAATAAAGTTTTAAAGAGTCAAGAACAAGCTATGTTGGCACAAGCCGACGCACAGATAGCAGCAGCTCAATCTACTTTATCACAAAATAAAAACATTGAAAATCAGGTTGCAGTTACAAACGCATTAGCAAATCGTGAAGGAGTACTTGCACAAATTGAAGGTTTACGTTCTGAACAAAAAGCAAATGATTTAGCTTTAAATAAAGAGTTAATAGATTTAACTAAAACAAAACAAGAAGTTGAAACGCAATTAGCAGTAAACGAATCAAACTTTGCAGCCGAACGTATCAGAAACGAAGAAGCACAATTACAAGCTAAAAAAGATGCGTTAGAACAAAACAAAATAATTGAATTACAACGTTTACAGAGTGTAATTGATTCGGCAAATTTAGGAACACAAGCGAGAGTAGATGCTGAAAATGAATTTGCATTAAAGAAACAAGAATTAGATCAACAAATATTATTAGCAGAAGATGCTATTGCGGAATACAAAAGAACAAAAGCAATAGAAAACCAACAACTATTAATAGACGACGAAGCATTAAGTTTTGAAACTAAAAGAAACGCTTTAATAGAACAAGAACGTTTATTATTAGAAGATAAAGCATTATCTGAAGAACAACGAAATGCTATTACAAAACAATATTCAGATGCTCGTATTGAAATAGATAAAAGAGAAGCTGAAGCTAAATTAAATTTATTAAATGCAGTATCAAGTGGTTTAAGTTTGGCCGCAAGTGAATTAGGTGAATCAACTGTTGCGGGTAAAGCAGCAGCAGTTGCAGCAGCTACAATTTCAACTTATACTGCTATTGCAGGACAATTACAAGCGTTTTCTAAAGTCCCTATTCCCGGATATGCTATTGCACAAGCTATTGTTACAGGTGCTACCGGTTTATTGCAAGTTAAAAAAATATTATCTGTAAAAACTCCAAAAGGTGGTGGTGGTGGTTCTGCACCTTCAATAAGTGGCGCAGGTGGTGGCGCAGCTGCAGCTCCAAATTTTAATGTTGTAGGCAATAGCGGAGTTAATCAAATTGCCGAAACTTTAGGCGCTCAACAACCCGTTCAAGCGTATGTAGTTGCTAACAACGTAACAACACAACAGGCATTAGATAGAAACATAGTAAGAAACGCAAGTATTGGATAATATAAACAAATTTGTTTACAAAAAAACAATTTAATTAAAACTTAATTTTTAAAATAAAACAAATGAATCTAATAGAATTAATTATAGACGACAAAGAAGAAATGCAAGGTGTAGAAGCTATTAGCGTAGTTGAATCACCTGCTATTGAATCCGATTTTGTAGCGTTAAAGTCTGAAGAAATTAAACTTGCTGAAATAAATAAAGAGAAACGTATTTTAATGGGTGCGGTTTTAATTCCTGAAAAGCCAATTTACCGACGTAATGGCGAAGATGAATACTATATATATTTTTCAAAAGATACTGTCGTAAAAGCGTCTCAGTTGTTTTTAAAGAATGGCAATCAAGGCAATTCAACATTAGAACATTCAAAAGTTATTGAAGGTTTAACAGTTGTAGAATCTTGGATAGTTGAAGATTTAACTAAAGATAAAAGTGCGTTGTATAATTTAAACGTTCCACTTGGTACTTGGATGGCAAGTATAAAAGTAGACAATGACGAAATTTGGAATGATTACGTTAAAACAGGAAAAGTAAAAGGTTTTAGTTTGGAAGGACATTTTGCAGACCAATTAGAAAAGAAAAAAGAATTAAGCAAAGTACTTACTGAAGAAGAAGAATTAATTAAAAAAATAAAACAAATTTTAAATAACGTATAATGAGCAAACAAACTAAAAGCAGAACAAGCCCAACGGGCGGAAACAGAGGTTGTCTATGTGCAGACAGTACCTACAGTAAAGAATGTTGTAATGGTGATTTACAAAATCAAGGAATTGGTTCAACAGTAGGTCAAAACGCAAATTCAACAATTACAAACGTTAACGAGCCAAGAACTATCGTAAGAGTTAGTAACTAATTGTTAAAAATGTAACAAAACTTTATAATATTAATTTTAAAACAAAAAACGAATGAGTACGTTAAAATCCGTAGGTAACAAATTATTCAAAACTGAACTTGATTCACAAAAAGTAGAGTTAAGTTTACAACAAATTGAATTAGCTGTATTTGCTGATGCTAAAACACAATTAGACAAAGCGAAATCAAACCATAAAGAATTTTTAAGTCTTTTTGATGAAATGACAAAAGTAAAAATGAATTTTATAAAAAAAGGTTCAGACTTGTCACAAGCTAATGAAAGAATAATTAGTGAATTAGAAAGTGATAAAATTGATTTTTCTAAAAGAGTTGATGAATTACTTGGTAGTGGTAGTGCTGACAAAACACCACAAGTAAAAGAATATAATTCAAGTATAAAAGAAATAGATAATGTTTTAAAGTATATGAAAAGTTTAATAAACGAATCTAAATAATTTATAATAACTAAATTAAATATAAATGTCGAACGTAATTAACCAAATCAAAACCTTATTGGGAATGGAAGTAAAACTTGCTCAAATGGCTTTAGAAAATGGTACTATTATCGAAGCTGAAATGTTTGAAGCAGGTGCAAGTGTTTTCATCGTAAACGAAGAAGATAGAATTGCTTTACCTGTTGGAGAATATAAGTTAGAAGATGGTATGATTTTAATCGTAGCCGAAGAAGGTATTATTGCTGAAATCAAAGAAATGGAAGCGCCGGTTGCTGAAGAAGCACCTGCTGAAGTAGAAGTTGAAGTAGAGCAAGAAATGGCCGAAGTAAAAGAACCTAAAAGAGTAATTGAATCAGTTACTAAAGAAATGTTCTTTGCTGAAATCGAATCTTTAAGAAAAGAAATCGAAGAATTAAAATTAGCTAAAGTTGAAGTTAAAGAAGTAGAATTATCTGCTGAGCCTTTAACACACAATCCTGAAGCTACAACTAAAAGAGAATTACATACTTTTTCACAAAATAGAACCAAAACAACTTTTGATTCTGTATTAAACAAAATTTCAAACTTTAAATAATTAAAAATGGCGACTACAACTTCTATTACAACTACTTATGCAGGTCAGTTTGCGGGGAAATATATTTCTGCTGCTTTATTGTCTGCCTCTACTATCGAAAACGGTGGTATTGAAGTAAAACCAAACATTGCTTTCAAAGAAGTAATTAAAAAATTAGCAACTAACGATTTAGTTAAAGATGCTACTTGTGATTTCGATGCAACTTCTACAGTTACTTTAACTGAAAGAATCATCACTCCTGAGGAATTCCAAATTAACCTACAATTGTGTAAAAAAGATTTCCGCAGCGATTGGGAAGCGATTGAAATGGGATATTCTGCATTCGATTCAATGCCACCTTCTTTTCAAGATTTCTTATTAGCGCACGTTGCTGCTAAAGCTGCTCAAAACAACGAAATCTCTATTTGGAGAGGTGCTACTGCTACTGCAGGACAATTTGACGGATTCGTTACTTTAGCTACTGCTGATGCAACTGTTATCGACGTAGTTGGTACTGCTGTAACTGCTGCTAACGTTATTGCTGAATTAGGAAAAGTTGTTGATGCTATTCCTGCTGCTTTATACGGAAAAGAAGACTTATATATCTATGTATCTCAAAACGTTGCTCGTGCTTACGTTCGTGCTTTAGGTGGTTTTGCTGCTTCAGGTTTAGGTGCTAATGGTACTAACGCAATGGGTACACAATGGTTTAACAACGGAAGTTTAACTTTTGACGGAGTTAAAATATTTGTTGCAAACGGATTGGCTAACAACTATATGATGGCTGCAGAAAAATCTAACTTATATTTCGGAACAGGTTTATTATCTGACCATAACGAAGTGAAAGTGATTGATATGGCTGACATCGACGGATCTCAGAATGTAAGAGTAGTAATGAGATTTACTGCAGGTGTTCAATACGGAATTGGTTCTGACATCGTTCTTTACACTCCTGCTTAATTTTAAGCAAATAATCTTCAAAGGGGTGGTGAAATAAACGCCACCCTTTTTTTTAATTAACTAATAAAAATATACATATATGGCTTGTGATTTATCAAGTGGAAGATTAGAAGTATGTAAAGATTCAGTAGGTGGCTTAAAAGCGGTTTATTTCGTTAATTACGGAGACGCAACAGGTTATACTTACGATGCTACAAATACCGATGTAATCGATGCAGTAACAGGAACTCCAACTGCTTACAAATACGATTTAAAAGGTGCTTCTACATTTACACAAAACGTAAATAGCTCAAGAGAAAACGGAACAACGTTTTACGAGCAAGTATTAGAGTTGACTTTCAAAAAGTTAACAGTTAAAGACCACAAAGAATTGAAATTAATGGCTTACGGGCGTCCACAAGTTATCGTAGAAGATAACAACGGAAATTTCTTCTATGCAGG